CACGCGGCCCCGCCAGGCTGGCGCGTGTGGGCGAGCCTTGACTATGGCTTTGCGCATCTCCTGAGCTTCGGCGTGCTTGCCAGCGACCCCGCCGGGCGCATCGTGCTGCTGGGGCGCCACGCGAGAAGCCGCTGGTATATCCCGCAGCATGTGGCGGCCATGGACGAGCTCTTAGCCGCGCTCGGCGTGCCCAAGGCGGGGCTGCGTATCGTGGCGGGGCATGACTGCTGGGCAAGCGGCCACGACGACCCTGAGACCATCGCCGATAAGTTTCGCGCCCACGGCTATCTGCTCGAGCGCGCCACGATTGCGCGTGTGGCCGGTGCGCGGGCCGTGGGCGAACGGCTTGGCAACCCCGCCGCATCGCCGCCCGTGCCGCCCACGCTGTTCCTCAACGACCGCTACGGCGGGCGGGCCGTGTTCGACACGCTCGCACGGCTCACGCCCGACCCGCGCAACCCCGAGGATGTCAAGAAAATCGACGCCGACGCGGCGGGGCGTGGTGGCGACGACGACTATGACATGCTTCGCTACGGGGTCATGGCGGGGCCGCCGCTTGTGCCACAGCCCCGCCGCCCTAGCGCTTCCCGCGCCACCTACTAGGAGCCCTGCCGATGCCCGAGCGCATTGACCCGCTGGCCCTGAGCCACGCGCAGATCGCCACGCTGATCGCGGCCGCCCCCGCGCCTGCCGAGGCGACGCGTATCGCCTCGTATCTGGCAGGCGACCACTGGCAGGGCGGCGCGGGGTGGATGGGGCCGCGCCCGCCAGCCAGCGCCCCCGAGTTCGGCGCAACCATGGAGCTCATCAAGACCGCGTTTGTGAGCAAAAACGTGCTCACCGAGGTGGTGGCCCGCCACGTTGCCGCGACGGTGGGGCGCGAGCCCGCATGGGCCTACACGCCGTTGGCCCCGGCCCGTGCCAGCGACGACCTCACCCGCGCCGAGACGGGCCTCGTGGCAGAGGCCGAGGCGCTGGTTACGCCGTGGTGGGATGTGCGCGACGCCGCCCAGCTTGTCCAGGACGCCCTCAGCGCCACGCTGGCCTACGGGAGTGCCGTGCTGCGGCTCTACCTCCCGCCGGGGCGCGTGGCGGACGACGGCACGGTGCCGCCGGGCCTAGCGAGCGCGCAGCTTGATCGCCTGTTTGTCGAGGTCTGCGCGCGCGGCACCGCCGCCGTGATCCGCGACCGCCACAGTGAAACCGATATCGGTCTTTATCAGGTGACGGATGACAAGGTGCTCACCAGCGAGGTCCACTACACCGCCGAGGGCGCTGACGGGCGGCGCCTGACGTTCGTGCGCGTGCTGCGCGGCGATCTCGTCCTGGACTATCCGCCGTATGACCTCGGTGGTGCCCTGCTCCTCCACGCGCTTCGCCGCCCCGCGCTGATCACGGCCACGCTGCTGCAGCTCCAGGGGCTGCTCAACATGGGCCTCACGATGCTGGGGCGCAACGTAGTCCAGGGCGGGTTCCTGGAGCGCATCATCACCAACGGCCTGCTGCCCGAGGTCGGCGGCATTGGCGCGGGCATCACCACGTCAATCATGGGCGAGCCGCTGCGCGACGCCACCGGCGCGATCACGGGCTACACGAGCCCCGGCGTGGTTTACCGCGACCCCGTGCCCATCGACACGTTTGTCGGTACGAAGGACGCGGCGTATCGCGCCATGCTCGAAGAGGCGCACCAGCTGCACGCGCTCATCAGCGGCGACGCCACCGCCAGCGGGGAGAGCCGCAAGCAGGCAATGGCGGACTTCCTCGCCGACGTGGGCCTGAGCGTCCCCGCCGTGGTCAAGGCGGTGCGCTGGCTCATCGGCACGCCGCTGACGCTCGCGGCGCTCCTGGCGGGCCAGGGCGGGCGCTACGCGACGCTCCGGCCCGAGGCGCAATGTCGGGTTGACCCCGGCCCCCTCAGCGGCAGCGACCGTGCCGCGCTGCTTGCCGAGTATGCGGCGGGCGTGCGCTCGCAAGAAACGACCATGGCCCTGCTCGGCGTGGACGACGTGGGCGCCGAGCTGGCGCGGCTTGCCGCCGAGGCCCAGGACGCAGCCCCCGTTGCGCCGCCGCCTGGCAATGTGACCGGGCGGCCCGACGCCACCACCGAGGAGCCAACGCCGTGAGCACGACCCGCGCCGATCTGATCGCCATGGCCGAGACGCTACGCCGCGCGCGCGGGCATCTCATGGCCGCCGTCAACGACCCGTGCGCCGACGCGCAGCGCTACGCTGCCGCCGCAGCGACCGCGCGGGGGACGCTGCGCCCCGTGGTACACTACGAGCAGCGACAGCGAGGGACGAGCGAGGAAGCACGCTATGGGCACGAATGAGGATGATCGCCAGTGGCGCGCAGAGCTTGACACAGTGCTCGCCCATGTCAATGATGCCCCGCTCTTTGTTCCCCCAGCGAGGAAGCACGCTATGGGCATGAGTGACGCAGAGATGAGTGAGGCGGAGACGTGTGCAGCAGGGGCGCGAGAGGCCGCGCGTCTTGCCACGCTTGCGCAGTTTCCCGTTGGCACGGTCTGGCGCTACATGGGCCAAGTGCGCCATATTCGCGCCGTCGTTGACGATCTACAGTTCGTGTACCGCGTCTGGAACAAGCATCGTAGCAGATGGGTCTACAGCGTAGAGTACTGGCATATGCTCTATCTTGACATGCAGGAGAAGGCGCTATGAGCATAAGTGAGGGATTGGGGCGGTGTCATGAGTGTGGCAATCCGCGTGATGTGGTAACGTCTGGCGATCTCCGCTGTAATCGCTGTCAAAAGGCTGCGGCCCGCGCGTATGATGCGGCTGATCTCAATGACGAGAATCGCCAGCGCCTAATAGATGTCATGCGGCGCCATATACGTGTATTTCCGGTAGCACTTCATGATCCTCAGGGCGTGAACTGGCGCGATACAAGTACAGTCCGGAGCGTCGTGTATGATGCCGCCGCCTTTCGCGCCTGCATTGTGTCCGCGCTGCTCGCTGAGATTGGCGACGCGCCGACGGCGGAGCGCTTGGCCGCCGTGGTGGTACGGGCACTGGAGAATGACGCGGTGACTGTCCCGTAATTCACAGCCTTGACGGTTATGCTATAGTGTAGCCAAACTGATACCCCGATCCCGTTTCGGGATCTCGGCCCCGCCCGTGGTTGCCCGGCTCGCTTTGAGCCTCGCCACCGCTGGCGGGGCTTTTGGCGTTCTGCTGCGCAAGGCGTGGCACAGGAGTTTGACATGTTCCCTCGCTTGCCCGCCCGCTACCACACGACCGACGACGGCGCCCCTCAAGGCGGGGCCGCTGGCGACGACGTGCGCGCCGCATTCCAGCGCCGCATTGACAAGGCCAACGGCGACGCCCAGGCGTTCGCCTGGGAGCTCTACCGCGACAACTACGAGCTACGCCGCGAGCGCGACGGGCTGCGCGGGCGCGTGCCGGTCGAGGGCGCCGTGGTACTCACAAGCGACGATGCGGGCCGCTGGGCGGCCTACCGCGAGCTTGGGGCGCCTGACGCGCTCGCCACGGCGCTTGCTGAGGGCGCCACCGCCAAGCAGCAGACCGCGCAGCTAGAGCGCCGCGCCGCCGTGCGCAGCGCCGCCGACGCGGCGGGCTACAAGGCGCCCGTGCTGGAACGCCTCATCGGCGATCTCGCGCTGTCGGTTGCGGATGGCAAGGCCATCGTGACAACTGCCGCTGGTCCTGTGGAGCTGACGGCCTATGCCGCGCAGGCGTGGCCCGACTTCCTGCCCGCGCTTACGACCACGCCCGCGCCCGCCGCTGGCGTCGCCTTCCCCGTCGGAAGCGGCGGCCACGCCCCGGCCACGCCCGTAGGCGCCGCGCAGGCGCACATCACGGCCCGCTACGCCCCACCGAAAACAGCATAGGAGTTGCCCCATGGCAAGTGTGCAGTCCGTTGCGAACGTCCTGAGCAGCCCCATCTGGGCTGCGGACTACCTCACCCGCGAGCATCTGCTGCCCGGCGGGGCCAAGCTTGACGCCAGCCAGTTCGCGGGCGAGGACGCGGTGCTCGTCACCGTCGGTGCGAACGCCGCCGGTGCCGCCACCAGCGTCACGGTCACCGCCCTGCTTGGCCCCATCCCCTCTGGCACGCTGCTCTACTTTGGCGCTGCCAAAGTCGCGGTGCTGACCGCCGCCGCCGCCCTCGGCGCCACCACGCTGACGGTGGCCGCGCTGCCCACGGCCCTCGTGTCCGCCGACGCCGCCACCTACGCGGGCGTCGCGCTGAAGGCGGTGCGCTCGGGCACGCTGGTAAGCCGCACGTATGCCGAGCGCGACGCCTTCACCGGCTTCGGCCCGGCGGTCTCAACGGATGATGAGGCATACCTCGTCGTGTACGACGTGCCCAACCTGGCACGCGACAACGACGTGGAGCTCTACCGCCACGACGGGCTGGTCAAGGAGAACTTTCTCCCTGGCTTCGCGGCACTCAGCGCGGCGCTCAAGGTCGTTGTGCGCGCCCGGTACGACACCACGATTGGGAGGGCTTAAGCCATGGCAGACCTTGCCGCCCTCGTAACGGGGCTGATGGCTGACGGCTCGTTCGCCCGCCTGGCGAGCAACCCGCTGGCACAGTTCGGCATGCCCGCGCGCAGCTACCTCGGCGCCACCCTGTTGCCCGAGATGATGGTGGAGGAGAACGCGTACCGAGAGGATGCGATCAAGTATCGCACCGTCATTGCCAACGACGGCACGCGCTACAGCCCCGCACAGAAGAAGGGCTCGGAGCTCATCGGCTCGTTTCTGGTGGAACTGGCGCACCAGGACATCGCCACCGAGATGACGGGGCGTGCCTTCGACGCGCTGATCAAGCTGCTGGGGCGCAACGTGTCGATGGAGGCCGCCGCGCAGATCGTCAACTTCGTGGACACCACAATCACGCTGGCCTTGGCTGAGAAAACCGAGCTTCAGCGCTGGCAGGCCATCGTGAGCGCGTCGGTGCCGCTCACGGGCGACAACGCCTATGCGGAGACCGTGGCCTACGCGAACCCGGCGAACCACCGCGCCGCCGCCGCGTCGGTGTGGTCCAACGACGCGAACGACCCGTTCGTGGACATTCTGACCCAAGTAGACCTGCTCGCGTCGAAGGGCTTCACCGTCTCGCGCATCATCGCCCCGCGCACCGTGATCTCTATCCTGGCGGGCAACGATAAGGTGAAGGCCCGCACGGGCCTGCCGGTGGTGAACGTCAACGGCACGATTGGCGTGAGCCAGTCGCGGGCCACGACCATGGGCATCAACGACGCCCTGAGCCGCGACGGGCTGCCGCCCATCGAGAGCTACGACCTCCAGTACCGCACGCAGACCGGCAGCGCGTACTTCCTCTCGCGCACCGTGATGGTATTCATCGCCGAGACGGGCCGCGACGCGCAGATTGACCTGGCCGACCTGGCCCCGGTCGTGCTGCGCGACACGCTCGGCTACGCCGCGATTGGCCGCGCCGTCGGGCAGGCGACGCCTGGCCGCGTCATCCGCGCCGAGGCGTTCACCAACAAGCCGCCCCGTATCGAGGCGGAGGGCTGGCAGACGAGCCTGCCGGTCATCGTGGAGCCCGAGGCCATCGCCGTCATCACCGGCATCTCGTAGGAGCCCCCATGCCCAAGCTTGTGTTGAGCCAGACCTATCTCTACCGGGGCGCGCACTACGGCCCCGGCGAGGTGGACGTGGACGCCGAGGCCCATAAGGCGCTGACGGAGTGCGAGGCGCTTGTCATGCCCACGTCGCCCGACGCCGTGACCGAGACGCCCGCATCGTTGCCCGTGAAGGCAGCGGAGCGGCCCGCTGACAAGGCAAAGGGCTAACCCATGGCCTTTGACCCGCGCACCCCCTCCGGCCGCGTGCGCGCCGCCGTGGGCGACACGAGCGACCCGCCGCTCATCAACGACGGGGAGCGCCGCTACGACCTCATCGTGAGCAGCGAGCCCACCGAGGCGGCGGCCATGCTCCGGGCCGCGCGCGAGCTGGAGGCGGAGATCAGCCTCCAGCCCGTGCGCGTCGGGGCCGGGGGGATCAGCGTGGACTACAGCGAGCGCCTGGCCTTCCTGCGGCGGCTCATCGGCCAGCTTGCGCCGGTGGACACGACCGCGAGCGGCGGGCCGGGCAGCGCCCGCGCGTCGCGGGCCGTGCGCACGGAGGCCACTTGGTGAGCGCACTGCTTTCCACCCAGATGATCCGCGACCTTCGCCGCGTGGCCGTGAGCGCCATGCACGACCTGATCACCCTGCGCACGCCCGGCGCCCCGACCGACGATGGCGCGGGCAGTGTGACGCCAGGCGCCGCAACCATCACCACTGTCTACGGCTGGCTGCGGCCACGCGGCGGCAACATCGCCACTATCGCCGAGCGCGTGCAAGCGCAGGGCAGCTACGCGCTCTGGCTCGCCCACGACCAGCCCATCGCCCTCATCACGACCGTGACGTATGCGGGGCTGTCCTACCGCGTGGTCTACCTGCCGCCGGTTACGTGGGACGCCTCGTATCGTGAGGCGGGATTGGAGTTGGACGGATGACGCTTACAAGCCGCATCCCCGCCGTGCGCGCCGCGCTTGGCGAGGCCATGGACGAGACCGCGAGCCAGGCCGCCGCCGCCGCCAAGCGGGTGCGGGATGCGCGCTGTCCTATAGATACCAGCGCCCTGCTGCGCTCGGGCGTGGTGCAGCAGACCGGCGCCGGGCGCTTCCAGCTACGCGAGGGCGACGGGCTGCCCGACGCCCGCGCCCGCTACACCGAGTACGGCACGAGCCGCCAGGCGGCCCAGCCGCATATGACGCCCGCCGCCGCCGAGGCCGAGCGCGTGCTGCCGATTGCGGCGGCGGCGGCGCTGAGGAAGGCGATCCGATGAGTGACGAGCCGACGCCCGAGCCGATCCCTGTGACCGCGCTTGACGCGCTGCCCGACGGCGTGCTCGTGATCAAGAACGGCGACGCCCGCGAGCTGCTGATCCCGCTCGGCCTCCCGCCGGGAAGCGTGATCACGTTCACCATCACCATCGGCCCGCCGCCTGCTCCTGAGCCTGCCCCGCCTGAGCCGGTCAAGCGCTACGTGGGAGGCGCGTAGCCCGTGACGCCACCGACGCCCATCCTGCTTGCGGAGACCGCCCTCGCGACCGCCCTAGCGGCGTCGCTGCGGCCCATCCTGCTTGCGGCGGGCTACGGGCACGCGGGGGCGGGCCGCGCTTGGTGGCGCCTCATCCCCATAGACCTCGCCCCGGCCCCGGCCCTGCCCTACGTCATTTTCCAAGTGCAGGGCGATATCACGGCGGCGCCCTACCTCAACGGTATTCGCGCAGAGGCGCAAGTGCTGATCAAGGGGCTGGCGATGACCGCCGCCGCCGCGCGCGCCGTGGCGAACGTGGCGGCGCCTGGCATGGCCGCCCTGAGCTACGCCGGGCACGTCCTCCAGGCCACGTACCGCGCCTCGCCCTCCCTGCCCATTGATCAAGATCGCGTGTGGCAGGCAGGCCATTTGTATCGCGTGCGCATCAGCGCTACCAGCTAGGAGTTGCATCATGTCCCCACCATGGGCGGGTCGAGTGGTCTTAGATGGATTCAACTCCATCATCTATGTGCAGGTGGCGGGCGCCGTCGGCGCCCCGGTCGCGGCGGACGGGCTCGGCTTCATCACCGGCGCCGAGTTTAGCCAAGAGTCGAACGTGACCGAGAAGGGTCCATACATCAACCTGTCAACCGTCAAGAAGACCCTTTCGAGCACCAGCGCGTCGGGCTCCATGGACGTTGATGTGGCCGCCGGGGTGGACGCGGTGCGCGCCATGTTCTTCACGGCCATCAGCGGCCTGAGCCGCCTCAAGTTCACGTTCCAGATCGGCCCCGCCACGGGCGACAAGCATGTGTTCGACCAGTGCGTCATCGGCATGTCGGGCTCGATTGACCCCGCCGAGGGCACCACCTACAGCTTCACGTTTGACGCCGACTCCTACACCTTCACGGCGGCAAGCGCCTAGTGAGTACGCTGCACATCCTCACGCCAGGCGAGGCGCTCGTGCTGACAGGCCGCACGCGCCGCGCCTGCCCTATTCCGCAGCTCGGCCCCGGCCCCAACGGTGCGGAGCGCGGCGTGATGCTGCAAGCGCTCTCCGTCGAGGATCGCATGGCCGCGCAGACCGCGAGCATCCGCGAGGTGCGGCGTGGTGTCTGGGAGGTCAATGAGTGGTGGCAGGCGTGCGAGGAGGTTGCGCGGGGTATCTACGACCCGCCCAACCTCCCCGCCAGCGTCATCGCCACCTGGAATGAGGCGGTCGTTCGTGCCATCCACCAAGAGCTTCAGCTCACCGCATTTCTCGTTGCCGAGCGGGCCGCCGGTGCCCGCACCGACGCCATGGGCGGGCCGCCCCCGCCACCTCCCGCGCCCGCTGCTGCTGCCCGCGCCCGACCCCCGCGCGTCGCGCCTGCTGGCAACGTGGGTGCGGGCGATAGCGGCGCAGCACCAGACACCGACAGCGGATATCTGCCAACTGAGTGACGAGGCGCTGGTGTTTGAAATAGGCGCGGTGTGGCGCGGCTGGATCATCGCCCGCGCCAATGCCACCTACGCGCTCGGGAAGAAAGAGCGCATCGCCGCCCAGCGCCGCCTCGCCCGCTCCGACGATGACGATGATCGCTATGTGGCGAGCCTGCTGGACAAGTGGAGCCG